AAAATCGCAGTGTCGGTGGTTCGATTCCGCCCCTGGGCACCAAAATCTCCAGAGAGATCAAGCAATTAGGCAGGGGCTGCCAGCGGGCGGCGGAGCAGCCAGAAGCGCCATTCGCGCACTATTCGCGCAGCATCGGATGCCGCAGCGGCGCCATGCGCTGGCGGTGGATGCGACCCGGTGCTTCAGCCGGATCGTCCAGCGGGATCAGCGTGTAGTCGTCGCAGCCGTGGCTCTCGGCGAAGTGCTGCGCGCCGATGTGGGTGGCGAACGGCCCGACGTGCCACGGGCCGATGCGGAGGATGTATTGCATGGTGGTGAGGTTAGGGCCGCCGGAGCGGACCCGGTGATCGTCAGCCTCGCTACCGTGGCACCAGCGGCGGCCAGCCCATGCGGGCGTTCTATCTCGAGATCACCGCCAAGCTCATCGTTCGATCCAACGCCGACCCTGACGACCTGCCAGCTGAGATCTACTCACGCATGGCCGAGTTCATCCCGTCCGATGACGACATCATCGATATCGAGGTGAACGCTGTCCCCCTGCCGCCGGATCTTTGTGGATCAGCACCGCATTGAGGAGACGCGCCTCGTCACCCGGCGATCCGCGCGTGATCAGATCCTCCTCGCCTGGAACTACCGCTGCGCCTACTGCGGCGCTGATCTCGGCCGCAGCCCGACGCTCGATCACGTCATCCCCAAGGCACACGGCGGGCTCACGGTGCCCAGCAACATGGTCGCCTGCTGCATGGGCTGCAACTGCTCGAAAGGCCACAAGCCATGGGTGGACTGGTACCGCCAGCAGCCGTTCTGGTCAGCACTCGGCGAGTGGGCGATCGTGCAGTGGCTCACTAGCGGCGCTAATCTTGCGGCCTAGACCTTCCCTGAGGATCTAGGCGATCCCGTAGCGGCCGGCTGCGGGCACCAGGCTGGCACCGCGTGAGGACCAGCCACCGGCCACATCATTAAGAGATGCACCCAGGCGGGAATCGAACCCGCATCGCCCCGCAGCGGCGGCGGCCGTCCTATCCATTGGCTCGGACTGGGTGAGCCCGATGCACGAGGCAGAGCGGGAACACGTCCAGTCTAGAGAAGGTGACTACTGGGTTTCAAGCTCGGCGGCAAGTGCTTCCGGCACCACCTGATCCGCAGCAGCTCGCAGGGCGGCGGCAACTCGCTTTGATCCAACCAACGGTTTTTCGCAATAGTACGCATCCAGTACTGTTTGTGCGGCAGGTGAAAGTTCAGTCATCAAGTTGCTCCAGTGCTAAACGAATGGTGTCAACCTCAGCTTCACTCCAAAAATCTTTTGGATATTTCAGAGTCTCTAGTGCCTGTTCCTTCAAGCTCGGAGGTTTGGGCCGGCGATCGGCACCGACAACTGCACCGGGACCGCCGTAGATCTCATCAGTCCACTGCTGCACCAAGACAATCGTTACGTCCAGATCGGAACTCCTAATTTGGAGATTATTAGGAGATGATTTGGAGTTCAGCGCCCAGTCGATACAGAGCTTGGCAAACGTCTTGCAGTAGCCGGGATGACCGCGCTTTTGGCTGTCCTCTCGTGCTTGCTCGGAGAACTTTTTGAGCAGGTGCGGCGGTGGCACTTTGGAATAGTCTTCGTTGGTCATGGGTAATTAGGGAAATAACTAGCGGTGCTACGGCAGAATCCTGCTGCACACCCACAGCGCGATCAGGCACGTCGCCCAATACTCGAGCATCAGGATCAGCACGTCGCGGAGCATCAGCGGCCGAGCAGGTGGTCGAGATAGAGCTCGGCCTGCCACAGGTCGCTGGAGTAGCGGCAGGTGCCGCCCACGCAGCTGCGGTAGTAGACCTCACCCTTCACGGGCATGATCGTTTCGATGCTGCCGCCATCGCGATCGGTGCGGCTGATCACCTCAGGACCGAACATACAGGTCACACCTGGCCGCGAAACGGCCGCCGCTTCTCTTCGATTCTGGCAACTCGTACCCGCAGCACTGCTGGCGCATCTCCCAGTATTTGCAGTCCCAACACATTGGCGGGCTACTGGCTGGCCGCAGGTTGGTGACTGCTGCGCGGTAGATCGACTGCGCTCGCAGCAGCGCTTCCTGCAGCTGCACCGTGCCGGTGTCGGCCTCGATCTGCAGCTCAGGCTTCGGACCGAGCACGATGCGCGCGTGCCAGTTCCGATCGAAACGGCTGCACACCAGCAGCAGACGGCCGGCGTGCAGGCTGATCACTCCTCTTCTCCGTGACTCGGTAAGTGGTAAAGACGCTCGAGCGTCATGCTGGCTGGCTCGGGCTCACCGGCTGTGACGTGTGCCGCCACCGGATCGGCAGGGTTGGCCGCCACGAACACGGTCGGCCAGTGCAGCTCCTTCACGACCACCAGACTGGTGCGGGGACTGCGCACCAGCACCCACAGCGCAGCGCGCTCGAGCAGGTTGAGGCCGGGCAGGTGCATCATGCCTCCAGTTTGGCGATCAATCGATCGAGATACCACCGGCACTTGCGCGCATCCTGCAGGGCATTGCCCTTGCACCAGATGCGCAGCAGATACTTCAGCGCCTGGCCGTGCAGGTAGGCGGGCACCATGTGCGGCGCGTCCGCGATGGCGGCCTCGATCACGTCGATGGCCTCAACCGGGCCGCGCTTGTAGTGGTCCGGGTTGATCTGGTCAGTCATCAAGCCATCCCCATGCGATGCGTTTGCAGATGCGCCATGCGTGTTTCTCGTCCACATCAAACTCAGCCGCCAGCTGGCGGTAGCTCCACCCCTCGGTGCGGAGCCGGCGCAGCTTGCGCACCAGCTCCGGCGTGAGGATCGCGGCGATGTTCTCCTCGCCAGCCTTGAATGGCCGGCTCATCGCCACTTGTCTCCCAGCAGCTGCTGGCGGCAGACTGCGATCGCTGCCCGAGCGGCTGGCTCAGTCATCACCGATTGCGTGCCATCAATGCCGTGCATGACAAGCGCCAGAAGCTCGGGATAGGACGTGTTGCGGAAGTTGGCGGCGATGTCGGCGCAGAACTCCTGCCACAGGCCGGTATAGGTGCAGCAGGTGCGGCCGCTGCGTTCGTACAGCGCGTCCATCATGTCGGCGCGCTGCTGGTCGAGCTGTTGTGCGTTCATGGTTCGAGGTGTTGGCGGATGCGGAGCAGCTCAGCGCAGAGCTGCTGGCGGTTGCGGATCCCAACGGTGCTGCACAGCTGGTCGATGCGGATGTCAATCAGCTGGCGGATGCGCTGGCGCTCATCCTGCTGCCCCTGGCGGTAGGTCCCGCTGTCGGTGATCAGCTGGCTGATTCTCGCGCGCATGTCGGTCATTGGCCGGCCTCCAGCTCGTCGGCGATGGCAAGGAGACGCTGGCGGGTTAGCCGTCGCTCGTGTTGTCGAAAGTGCCCAAGATCAGGCGCAATGGGAGGCAGATCCATTTCTGTCGGCACCACCTGATCTGCAGCAGCTCGCAGGGCGGCGGCGATGTGCAACTGCACGATTCGAGACCCAGCACAGTTGCTGGCAGTAATTACCGCCTGCGCGGCGGAGGAAAGTTCGGACATGGAAGTTGAGGCGGGTGGTGAGGGGCAAGTATTAGCTGATTCCTGTTTTCAGGTAATACATGCTGATGCCTGCCGTGTGCTACAGTGCTGGGGCTGATCAGAAAGCAGCAAAGCGACTGGGGTGAGATCCAGTTGCAAGGGCGGCGGGGGTGACATCCTGCCGCTTTTTAATGGGATGAGCGACCCCTAGGCTTGCGGCTACTCATTGAGTCCTAGGTGATTATGGTAGCCCTCAAGCAAATCTTTTAATTTCTGCGTTTGTTCCGGCGTCCACTGCGGCAAGTCACTAAGATCTAGGACTTTTGATGACTGGCGTTTAGCCGACTCCAAAGCCTCGATCCGGCTCGCAAGAGCCAGAATATTGGCGCTGGTTTCGACAATGTGTTTCTGAGCTGCAGCCTCAAGTGTCTTAATTCTGGAGCGGAGTTCGAGAATGCAGTTCAGCATGTCCCCCTCATATTTGTTGCCGTATTCTTCTACGAGAGCCCACACTTCGGGCTTGGCTTTGTGTTCAGTCATCGAGTTGCTCCAGTACACGGCGGATTTTGTCGCATACGAGATCGCCGCCGTGAGACATACGAAATACCGCTGCGATTCCATCCAGCTCATCCAGCGCCTGCTCCTTCAAGCTCGGCGGCTTGGGTCGGCGGGCGGCGC